TATTAGCTTTCTTTTTAGGGCGGCGTGAAGTCTTCCAGTCAACGATTGTAGGTACACCATCCCATTCAACAATAGCATCACAGGTACCTGCTAGCTTAAGGTGATCAGAATAGAGAGGAACTTCTTGGCCATAGACTTTAGTTACATGCTTATCGAGTAAAGGACGTAGATTTTCAAGAGATTGTACTACGTGAGGTAAGAAGTTTTCTCTACAGTCCTTTTCATTCTGAAGATACTTTTCAATAAGACTGTGAACTGCTGTGCCACGAGCTGCAGCACGGCTACCGATACGATTAGCTTCTTCTTCGCCAACACGTTTACGCCACTTGGCAATAGACTCTTCGCTTAGGATAGAGAGTACAGTAGTAACAGAAGGATAAGCATTCCCATCAAGGGTAAGGTATCTCCTACCGTCAGGACTATCCTTTCTATCCAACGTTTCATAACCCATATCAACTTTTTCATGGATAAACTCCATCATCATATTCCTTTTCAATTGTATAATCTATTATACCACAGTTTACCGCAAATGTAAACAACTATTTGTTATTCCCATTCCATCATTTCTTTTATTGTATCAGTGTTATATTCTACTACACTTCCACTAGAAAGCAAACAATAACCTGTAGAAGTTCTTTCAACTACAGCATTTCTTCCATCATCGTTTACAATAATAAAAGTGACTGATGCCACAGTTGTACCGTCAGGCATCCATGCTACACCGCCTAGAGCTACTAGAGGATATAGCTGTTCATCTTCCCATGCTTCAATAAGTGAATCTAATTCCGGTCCACAGTGTACTGGCTTAGCGTACATTGATGATGCATCTGCTCGTGGTGCAAAAAATATAAATGCAACCATTATGATCCAGAATGCAAAAAACGCATATGTTGCTTTTTTCATCTTATTTTATTCCTATCATTTCTTTTGTCATGATATAATCACGAACAATTCCAGAACGAACAATATCGTCCCACCCAAACTGGACAGTCGAAAAGTCTTTCATTCTGTCCATAATATTAAGGAACTTAGGTAGGCCGTTCCTTTCGCCTTCGTTATTAAAATCTGATTGCAGGTAATCACCACAAAAAATTAACTTACAGTTTTCTCCAGCTCTAGTCATGATAGAATCGAGTTCATGGAAATTTAAATTCTGCATTTCGTCAACAATGATAATTGCACGGTCAAAGGTTTTACCTCTTACGTACGATGTAGTTTCAAATTGCACAATATTATTTGAAAGCATTTTATTGTAAGCAGCTTTGTCTTGTAGAAGTTCTTCAGCAATTGATTTGTAAGGAGCTTCATAGACAGCAGTCTTTTCCTCTAACTTACCCGGAAGAAATCCTACTTCTCTTACTGCTACGACTGATCTAACAATAATGACTTTATCATACGGTGTAGATCTTTCTAAAGCATTTTCAAGTGCAAGATACATTGCAATGAAAGTTTTGCCAGTACCAGCTGAACCAGCTAGAATCAAGTTTT